TGTAATAGAGAAGAGTGTGTAAAAAGAAAATTAGGTATAGGTGGTGGAGTTGATAATGAATTAGTTTTAGGACCATTATCCTTTGTAACCTCAAGTCCTAAGATATGGTATTTAGGTTTTAATGGGGATGAAGTAAGATTATATTCTAAAGAGTTAGTAAAACAAGATTTAGCAAGGGAGGCAGCAACAGAACAAACAGGAAAAACTCCTCCAAAAATAAAAAATTGGGACTTACAAATAAGATCACTTCAACAAAAAGCTACACCGATAGATGCACCAGAAGAAAGTTTACCTGAATTTAAATTAAAATCTTATCTTGAGGACTTTTGTTTTAATCTTAGAATTACAAAAGACAGGAGACAAATTTTAATGGGCAGGCCTTTTGCTGATGGCAATGGCAAAAGAAAATTTATGTTTGATGGATTCTTTAAACATTTACAACTACAAGAGTGGAAAACTTCCGTAGAAATAACTCACCAAATGTTACAGAAATTAAAAGGTATTAGCAGAGAAAAATTTCATATCAAAGAGGGTGTAAAAAAGTGGGTTTATGTCGTAGATGAAAGTATTTTTGATAGGGAGCCAGAGGTAGAACAAAACATTTTAAATTTTAAAACAGGTAGTGGGGACAATCATGACTACTAAAATAGATAAATTTTATAGAAAGAGATACAAAATTTTAGGTGGACCTGGTTGTGGTAAAACAACTGAAATATTAAAAATGTTAAAAAGAAATTTTGAAGCTGGTTTACATTTTGATCAAGCACTTATGATTGGTTTTGCAAAAGCCACGGTAGAAAATTTAAAAGATCGTGCACAAAATGACAAAACATTATCTCTATTTTTTACTGAAAAACAAGCAGACTCTATAAAAACTATACATAAATTTTGTAAAGATCATTTACATGGTTATGAAATATTTAATGAAACTGCAAAATCATTATTTAAAAAACAAATTAAAACTGAACCAGATAATTGGCCAAAACTATCTGATACTAATTATGATGGAACTGATCCAGTTGCGGCTGGTTGGGTTGAAGAACACGATTTAAAATTTGGTGCAATTATGAATCTTATTGGGTTTTCAAAACATTCTTTAGGTTTTGAAAAAGCTGTAAAGGTAGGAAAAAATTATAAAATAATAAAAGACCCTTTACAAAGAATTTATCATTTTTATGATGAAGATCCAAGTTATCAATCAGCTAGATTTAAAAGACCAGAGATAAGTTATGTTTATCATAATTTTAAAAATTTTAAAGATCACTACAATATGATTGATTTTGACGATATGTTAGAAAAATCTCTAGCAAAGAATATAGAATTTAAACCATATAAATTAGTATTGGTAGACGAGGCACAAGACCTATCTAAATTAGAGTGGCAAGTAATATCTAAAATTGCAAGAAATACAGAAGAGCTTGTCTTAGTAGGAGACGATGATCAATCTATTTATGATTGGAAGGGGTCTGATACAAGAATATTTCAAAAATGGCCTTGTAAAGAAATATGTAAACGTTCTTTGCCAAAGACACACAGGCTACCACCAGCTGTTTATAATGTGGTTATGAATATACAAAGTCAAATTCAAAAAAGACTTGGAACAAAATTTAATTGCGATCCAAACAAAGAGGGAAGTTTTAGATTTATAGATACCTTAAAAGAATTAAATGGTAGCATAAATTCTAAAACAGATATGATTATGTGTGCAAGAACAAACCACCTTGCTCTTACTTTTAAAAGATATTTAATTGATAGAGGTATTATTTTTAAACATAAAAGTTTTGGTTCTGATAAAGGAACAGTTTTTGAAAGTTTTTTTGATGATCAAAAAAGAAAAATATTAATACAAGCATGGGATACTTTAAAAAATGGTGGTCAAATAAAAGCTCGCTTATACATTGATATGGTAAGAAAATCTCAACCAGGAATGGTGCAGTATGGAAAAAAAGGTGCTTTAGAAAACGGTGATACGCAACCACCTGAATTACAAGATCCTGATTTATATTTAAATTTAGAAAACTTACAAAAGAAATATTATTTTAAAGCACATAAGGATTTAGATTGGTATGAAGTATTAAAATTTACTACAACGAGTAGTTTATTTACAGATAATGAACATTTTAATTTATACTTACGAGATTGTTGGGAACAAGATCCTACTTTAGAAACTAATATAAAAATAGCTGCCATACATTCTATAAAAGGTATGGAGGCTGATATAGTTGTTTTAGATTCTAATTGGGGTCCAAACTCTATTAAATCATATAATAGTGGAGATAGAAGAAAGGAAGATGAGGAAACTAGAGTTGCATATGTTGGAACATCAAGAGCAAAAAAACATTTGATAATATATGAACATAGTATGAAAGTTAAAAATAGGTTTCCTTTACTAACACATGAATTTTTAGAACAATGAGCGAAGAAGAATTAGAAAAATTTATTAGAAGACAAGATAGGGAAGTTTGGGGAGAACACAGTTATTTTTATGAAAAGGAGGAAGAAAATGACGAATAAAGATATGTTTAAAGGAGTGGCCTACAAGTCACTAGAAGAACAGGTTGGTGGCAAACACTACCGGTCTATGAAAATACAGCCAGCAGAGTTCATTAATGAAAATAAACTCTTGTTTGCTGAGGGAAATGCTATAAAGTATATTTGCAGGCATTCTGTAAAAGGAAAGCAAGAAGATATAGAGAAGGCAATACATTATTTACAAATGATATTAGAGAGGGATTACTCATGATACAAAAAACTTTGTTTGGTAAAGTTCAAAGTGAATGGGTACAACCAGATCACTTTCCAGATTTATCAAAGTATGATGAAATATCAATTGACTTAGAAACAAAAGATCCAGACTTAAAAACTAAAGGATCCTCTTCAACAAGAAACGTAGGTGATGTAGTTGGTATAGCTGTGGCTGTAAAAGATTGGGCAGGATATTATCCTATTGCTCATGAAGCAGGACCTAACATGGATAGGAAGCAAGTTCTTGCCTGGTTTAGTGATGTATTAAAAACAGATTCTCTAAAAATATTTCATAATGCTATATATGATGTGCTTTGGATTCACAGACTAGGACTCACGGTTCACGGAACAGTCGTAGATACGATGGTAGTTGCATCTTTAGTTGATGAAAATAGGTTTAGATATGATCTTAACTCTGTTGCCAACGATTACATAGGCATGGGTAAAAATGAATCTGCTTTACAAGAGGCTGCAAAAGAATGGGGTGTAGACCCTAAGTCTGAGATGTACAAACTACCTGCGATGTATGTGGGTGAATATGCAGAACGAGATGCAGAGATCACTTTATCTCTTTGGCAAGAATTTAAAAAAGAAATAAACTCACAAGATTTACATGCAATTGTAGAGCTAGAACAACAGGTATTTCCATGTTTATTAGAAATGAAATTAAAAGGAGTGAGAATAGACGAAGATCAACTAACAAGAGTTGAAAACACTTTACAAAAAAATTATGACAAATATATGAAAAGGGTTAAAGAAGATGTAGATTTTTATCCAGAAATATGGGCTGCAGCTAGCATTGAAAAAGTTTGTCAAGTTAGAAATATCACTGACTTTGATAGAACACCAAAAACAGGAAAACCTTCTTTTACAAAAAATTATTTAAAAAATCATAAAGACCCGGTGTTACGAGCCATTAATAGTGCAAGAGAGGCGGATAAATTAAAAAATACTTTTCTAGATTCTATTAAAAATTTTGTACATAATGGTAGAATACATGCAGATATACATCAACTCAAAGGTGACTTTGGTGGAACTGTGACAGGTAGATTGTCATACTCTAATCCAAACTTACAACAAATACCTAATTACACAGATATAGGAATGGGAGTTAGATCTATATTTGTGCCCGAGAAAGGCCATAGATGGGGTTGTTTTGACTATTCTCAACAAGAACCTAGGCTGGTAGTGCATTTTGCTCTAAGCACACCTGGAGTCCTTGGCGTAGCTTCTGTTGCAGAGAAATATAATCGAGAAATACCAGATGATATAAGTGAACGTGATAAGAAAAAAATGCTAAGAGAAGCAGACTTTCATCAAATTATTGCAGACATAGCAAATATAGAGAGAGCAGAAGCAAAAACTATTAATCTTGGATTATTTTATGGGATGGGTAAAGCTAAGTTAGCAAATCAACTTGGTTACAATGACCAAGATGCAAAACTAGTATTGGATAAATACCATCAAAGAGTTCCGTTTGTAAAACAACTTATTCAACAAGTCATGAACAGGGCACAAGATTCTGGTAAAATTAGGACTCTTCTTGGGCGTAGATGTAGATTTAATTTATGGGAGCCTAATCAATTTGGTGTGCACAAACCTATGAAACACGAGGACGCACTCAGAGAATACGGACCAGGTATAAGAAGAGCTTTTACATATAAAGCTTTAAATAAACTAATACAGGGTAGCGCAGCAGATATGACAAAGAAGACAATGGTAGATTTAAGATCAGAAGGTATTCTACCAATGATACAATTACATGATGAATTAGATATCTCTATAGAGTCTACCGAGCAGGCTAAAAAGGTAAAAGAGATTATGGAAAATTGTGTTGAATTAAAGGTGCCAAATAAGGTAGATTACGAGGTTGGAGATAATTGGGGAGACATATCAGAACAAATAGATGATATGTTTTAATATGAAAAATTATGGCTTATTTAAATGCAAACATCCCGGTAGAGTACGCACAAATAAGAAGGGAGTATCTGTATGATCTTAAGAAACATCATGGAGAAGTTGAAGACTGTGTTATCTTTGGTCTTAGCTGTATTACAGGTCGTGCTATTTTATTTCACGCTATCATGGAGAGCGGCGCAATATTTTATCGCCTTCCTATTAGTGCGTTTATTCAACGGGGTTTCAAAGTCGAGGACGTACCAAGAAGACGACTTGATGAGCTTCAGCTTTGGAATTCTTTCAGTTATTATCCTGCTGTTACTAGTTGGGATATTTTAGAGTCACAAGCAGGTAAATACATAGGCAAAGACAAGAAATGGCACTATGGTAAATACTTATTTACTGTTGACTTTGCACACCCAGAACCTAATATACTAGACACTGATCATTCTGAGATCCCGCACGAACACAAGTGCGCTCATGTGTTGGCACTAAATGATGGCAACTATGCTGCTCAGCCCAACAACAGATTGATTTGGGACATTCCATCCTTCACAGTTAAGGACCAAATCCCTGACTGGAAGGTACAAACTAACTATTGGAACGTAGAAGATACACAGAAGTGGCGAA